GCCAGCTTGGCTTCACGATCGGGATCCATGGCCAACGCATCATAGATGCTTTCCACGCTCTTGAGATTCTTGCGATCATAGTTGGGACCCAACAGATACTGTGCGGCCTGATCTGGATCCATGGTCACTGGTTTTTCAGTCTGGCGACTGATGATACCTTTGTTGGAGGCTTTGAGTCCCAGTGATTTGGCTATGCTGCTCATCAGCACGTTACGGTGTACACCTTTGTAGGCTGATCCTGCGCCGCCACCTAACCAGAATATACCCCAGTTAAGGTCAGGCATGAACATGAAGTCAGTTTGCACATAGCCTTTTTTGGGATTACCTTCGATGGGTGTTTTAAAATGCACAGCTTCGCCGCTCATGCGTACCCAGTCTTTGGGGTCTTGTTTGTTTTTCACAGCCCATGCGTCCAGCATGCCTTTGAGCGCAGGTTTGGAAATCTCATTGGAGTCTACTGCCAGGTCCATGTCTCCGGAGTCGGGCTTCTTGCCAGTGCTGCCCAACCACTTCACAGGTATCTTGTCTATGTCTTTTTCTAAAGTCAAGTCAATGCCTGTGAGCTTTTCTAACCAGGCCACAGTGGCCGGGATTTGTTCTCTAGGAATGCGCTGTGTCACAGGTTGACCATTGGCATCCTTGAATACGTTACCACCTTCCAGGAGATGCATCATTCTGCTGCCTTGGCCAAGTTACTGGGATCATTGGCTGCGGCTGTTTGTGCCACTATCCGATTGAATTTTTGTACTTTGTCTGGACGTATAGTGGCTATAGAAGCAGCTACATCTTCGGCTTCGCTACGACTCAATCCTACTTCACTTTGTAGCTGATTGGCCACGTTAGATTGGGTCTGAGTTAGGCCAGCGCGGCTTTTTGATTTCATGCTTTGCATATAAGTGGTGGCTTGAAATGCTGACTTGACTATTTCTTTAAAACTGTCTTGCATGTTGGCCTTGCCATTGTTGGCCATGATTTTGGCTTTGGCTTGATCAATGGCCTTTACCAGTTCTGCTGCGGGGCCGGTGAGTTGGGGCACATTTTGCACTGCCTGGGGCAATGATTGATAGCCACCAGCTAGTTGTTGCCGCAATAGAGTCTGATTGATAATTTGATCCAGAGCTTCTTCTTTTTTACCATTTACTTTTTGCCATTCGCCAGAGTTGGGATCCGTGGTCCCGATTTCAGCAGCCAGGCTTGCTTCGGTTTGTTGCCATCTTTTGGCCACATCTTTGGCGGTGGAATCGATTAGTGGTGCGCTGAGTTTAGCAGCTACATCTTGTGCTTGTCCTGGTGCGGCAGTAGTAGTGTCAAACTTGCCACCGATTCCAGCAGCGTCTAATGCAGCGTTGGCGGCATAGTTGGCCACACCACCGGCAATAGCTCCAGCCTGTTTTACTGCTTGTCCAACGCCGCTGGAAGCGATTTTATTGCCTATACCGCTAAGTATGTTCTCGTCGGTGCGACGGCGTGTGATTTCATGAATCTGCATTGGTTCTTCTCACTGATCTAGAAAACTTGCCCGAGTCCCGGGTACGGATAGCATTCAGTAGTTTACGGGTGAGATTTTCAGCCTGTTCCGGTGGGAATTCAGTGTCAATCTGTTCCAGTAGTCTGATGGCATTGGCTATGATGTTGGCCGCGCGATTTTCAATCAACAGGCGGCGATCACGCTCAATGTACAGATCATCCAGTTCTTCCAATATACTACGGGTGCGTTTTTGCATGGGCTCAAGGACCTTTGCTTTATTTATTAAAATTGCGCAACCGAGTTGGCATTCAATCAACACTGGGACAAGTTAAAATATTTCATTTGCCTATAAACTTTTATAAAAATCTAGCATAAAACTTGGCTAGCTCAGGAAACACTAAAGAAAACTGCTGCTGGCGCATTTGATCATGCTTGGCTATTTCTTTAAGCATTGCTATGATTTCCACCGGGGACTCCTTCCAGTGTTTGTTTATAAAGGTCTTTGCTGTTTGATTTGACGCCCAATCCACATATTCTTGACTACAGTTATCTAATCTAAAAAGTCCATTGGCCATATGCCTTGTGTGATTCACAGGATCACCTTCGCGATTAGTAGTGAAGTTTTGTTTGACCCATGTATCTAGTTCTGTGATATATGCTAAGTTAAAGATAGAAATCGTTTCTTCTACCAAGAACATCACGTTTGAAGGCACAGTGTCCCGGATGTTTAATATATTATCAGTGACCTGCGACCACGATGCTGGCCAACGCAGATACTCAAACTTTGATGCTGTCCCATCCAAGCTAAAGTGTAGCTTGACCAAGAAAAACTTTTCAATGATGTTGTAGTTACGAGGATGTATAGGCTGTGTGCCATTGGTTTGGAAACACAAGGTCAACTGCTGTTTGGCATTGGGCACATTATCTCCTAACCAAGAAGCTACATCCCAATATTCCTGGCCCAACAATGTTTCTCCACCGCAGAATACCAACATACGCAGATTGGAAAGATCCAATCGCTGTAGTGCTGAGATTACCTGTTGTTTGTCCTGGCTTGGTACGACTGGTTGTTGTAAATACTTTTGCCAAAAAGTGCTGCTGTGTGTGCCACAAGTCCTACAGGCAAGATTACAACTTTTATCAAACATGAGATCTATCCTAGCAGGTCCTGACAGATCAGTGGCGGGATATATTTCAAGTCCTTCATTCATACCAGTTCTCAAACTTTGATTACCAGAGTCCTCTATTCGTTTACATTGTAAGCATCCCGGATCCCAATGTTGTTTAAGCCTCAATGGTTGGAACTTTGGATCATGCCAAAAGTTACCTTCCTTTTGGGCTGGCCATAGATCATTTCTTAAGCAACAATGTTGTACCATTGGCAAGTTTGAATTTGGCGGGAACACGAGATGCAATCCACCATGTATTTCTGAACAATACATGTCGGTCATGACGCTTTGATTTGCCCCAATAACTGCTTGAGCTTGTTGCTCTGCACATCTGCTGAGATTTTTGGCGTATCCACCGGATCAGCTTCCACAGACTTTATCTGGCTACGGGCCTTGATACTGTCCATGATGTTAGGACCTGGCTTGCGATTTGCAAAATCATTGTCATCACCACCGGCATCCGTGATGCGCATGGTCTCAATGTTGTATTCCAGATCAATCTTCTGCCCCACGCCTGTTGAGCTACGACTCTTCATGCACTGGATTTGATACTTGCCACGCTCTTTCATGGCACGGCTGGTGAAGATACCAAACACATTGTCTGCTGTGTTGATCTTTGAAATACCACCTGATATGTGACTGTGGTCAAACTCGATTTCTTCCACTGCTGATCTGTTCAGCTGACTGGCTGTGACCATGAGTATGCCCAGCTCTTTGGCCAAGTTGCGCAGTTCTTCACTCACATACTTGTCTTTCACAAACAAGTCATTGGGGCTGACCTTGGCACTTACAGGCATCAGCAAGTCCAAGTAGTCCACCATCACAAAGTCCACGCGGATACCTGTTTGGATCTGCACTTCTTTCAAATAGCTTCGTATGTCGTTGATATTGCTCTGTGCGGGCAAGCCCTTGACCCTATACTGTCCGGATTTCTTGGCCACCATTTTGACCTTGAGTTCTGTGGTATCAATGTCCTTGCGGATGTCTTTGGTGCTCATGTTGGTAAGCATGGCATCTGTTCTCAAGCTGGTGAGTTCTTCACTGAGTTCCAACGTGATATACACACCACTGAGTCCTTGCTGCAACCAGTTCAGGGCTATGTTCATCATGACCAAGCTCTTGCCTGATCCTGATCCACCTGCAAAGATGTTGAGTTCGCCCCTACTGAAACCACCATACAGCAAGCGATCCAGCTGTGGCCAACCTGTTGACACCTGTCCACCAGAGTTGAAGTATTTGTTGATACGCGCCTTGGGATCGGCCCAGTAGTCTGTGCCCATGTCCTTGGTCAAGCTAATCTGTACTGCATCCTTAATCAGTTTCTCCACAGGATCAAAGTCGCCCTTCTCTAGCATGTCTGCTGCTTTAAGGATAGCCCGCTCTAGTTCTTGGCGCTTGGTGAATGATTCAAACTCAGTCATGAACCATTCAAAGTGACCTTCGTTCAAGTCTGGTACAGACTCCAGCTTTATGCCTGTGACCGCAGAGATCTGCGTCCGGTCGGGCATGGTCTTGTGCTTGTCGGAATGCTCTTTGATGAATGCAGCCGCAGGTCTTAGGCTGCGATCAAAGTTTTCTGGATTGTAGATGTTCTGCACACGCACATAGCTCTGTGCGTCCTCTAACATCATCTCCAAGAATAGGCGTTGGACATCAAGTCCGAAGTCTTTTAACAAGTTGCTTTCTCCGTAGTTCTATTTTGATCCTGCTGGTTTCCCGGGCTTGCATTATAGTTAGTAAGGTCGTTAACTTGCCCCAACGCATCACTGCATCATTTACATCTTTGATATCTTCGGGCCACTCAGGCATGCTTACTGCCCAGCCCAGTTCCACAGCACGATCCACCAGGGCCATACCTGCTGCATCTTGATCAGGTACCACAGTGACTTCACGTCCTAGGCTGCGTATAAGCCGAACTTGAGCATCGTTGATATTATTATGCATCACTGCCAGTCCATTGATACACAAGGCATCAAATATGCCTTCTACCACTATGGCTTGGGTCCAATCAGCGTGTTGCAGATCGGTACCAAACACATAGCCAGGTTGTGTGTCGCTGATGTATTTGGGTGTGCGATTATCAAGGAATCTGCAGGTATAACCCACTATGCTGTTGTCATAAGTGAATGGAATCACGATGTGTGGTCTGGTCCAATGCACTTTGTCGTTTTCTGTCTGTATCATCACAGGATAATCGTCGGGCACTGCTCTGCTTCGCACATAACCTCTGTAAGGTTTTTCATCAGCCAACAACGATGCATGCGGAGGTAAGTCTCGTTCTTCAAATGCGATAGCAGCCAGTTGATTCCATACCCGCTGTCGGTCTTCCAGCATGCCGTGTATGCTGCGATGCTTGAGGCTTTCCAAGTTTAGCATCTCAATATCGCGTTCAGGCACATTGAAATGTTTCAGTAGTTGTCGCGCTTTGATGCTGAGGTTACGCCCTAATATGAAACTGGCTGTATATCCACAATTGAAACAGTGAAAGCTCCAGCCTTGATCTGAGGTCTTGATACCGCCACGGCTGCGCTTTTCGTGGCACACGGCACAATTAAAACTGATCCAACCACTGGGTGTTTGTTTGCGTCTGGCTGGCAGATAACTCTGGATGTCAAGCATTCCTACATTATACAGGAATCTATCT